ATAATTCTAGGACATTAGGGGCCTTCGAAAGGCAATCAAGGATATTGCATAATTAAAATATTATTCTTATATTTGCATCAGATAAATAAAGTATTAATCATTTTAATTTATAGAATTATGAAAACAAAAGAAGTATTAAACCGATTAACCCAAATCCTTACAGGTATTACCAATGGAGAGCCTAACCCTAACATTATTCAAGGCTTTGTCCAAAACTTTATCGAATACTAACCCTATAATACATATATCACAATGAAAACCAATTTCGAATACCTAGCCAAGATTCTTAAGGATGATGCTATTGACACCTGGACTCTAAGAGAACAAGAAGAAATAAATAAACTAGACCTAACCCAAGGCCTACATATTTTCTTATACGATCTCTATACCGGTATTATATCCTATTGCCAAACGAATAAACCCACAAACCAAGAACCCATATATGAATCAGAACATATAATAATCCTAGACTCAGATAGTACCATAGGTTGCCAAGAATAAGAACATTGCCCAGGCCTAACTAAGGTACCTGGGCTTTCTTAGGTACATACCTAAGAGGCCATCTATAGACTTCATATAATTACCTAAGAGGTACTAGAGCTTTACTACACATATACTTACTAGCCTTATATAAGAACCCACTAGGCTTATCTATAGATCTTATAAGGCTTACCTAAGTACGCTAACTATCGACCATATATGGCCTTCAGGTAATAGGCATATAATATACAGATATTCTATAGCCACTTAAAAGGCCCTCCGAAAATCCCCTAGAATCTTCTGGCCATGGGGATTTAGTACGAGGATTACCAAGAGGATATAGTAAGGGAACCCTATATGGCCTTAACCTTGTTATCATACAGGTATTATATAGCGGACAACGTGCGGGCAATTTAGGCCGCCCGGAGGTTAATGAGTGGAAATTTGATAAAAATTTTTGATAATAAATAATGTATGCGCAAATAATAAAATTTTTGAGATATGCAAATATTTTCTGAAAATTATTCTTAAAATAATAAAATTCATTTTTAACAAAAATTTTTCTCGAATTTTTTTGTAGATTAAAATAAAGTCCTTATCTTTGCAATGTCGGAAACGATAAGAGTTCTAAAATTTAATAAGAAAAATTTCAAAAAAAAATCTTTGAAAATTTTGCAGATTAAAATATTATTCTTATATTTGCATCAGATAAATAAAAAACCTTTTCGAGTTTCTAATAAGACTTGAATTTTTATCGAAAAGGTTATAATAAAATAAATTCAAAAATTCAAGCATTTTTATTATGGAAGAAAAAAAATTAAATTCAGTTGAGAATGTAAATGTAGTTGTTGAAAATTCTTCAAAAGAAAAAGTAAACAAAGTGAGTGCTAAAAAAGCTAAAGCACAAGCAAAAGCAAACAATATTCTTTATAAAGATATTCTAGCTAATTTGAATAAATCTACTGAAGGACTTTTAAAAACTTCTTTTGGTGTCAAAAAATCAGACATTTATAAAGAAGAAATTTTTTCAGAACTTTCTGATAAAGAGAAAAAAGTTGCTCGAAAAAAGTTTCGTAATACGATTCTTTCTTTGTCCGAAAGTTTAACGCAAGAAAAAGACAAAACACGATTAGAAAAACTTAAAAAAGCGTTTTTGGACTTTTATAAACAAGTTTACAAAGTAAACGATTTTTCATTAAGTTCTGTTTGTTCTGAAAATATGAAAGAAACAAACAAAGAAATTTTGAAAAAGGCTTTACAAATCGTGAAAAAATAAATCAATGTTTAACTAGAGTAGGGATTTAGTTCCCTACTCAAAAATTATAAATCATTATGAAAACTATTAAATTTTTACAAGAAAGTTTTGAAACAAAAGAAAGATTCCAACAAGAAATTAGCTTTAAATATTCTTATAATCGAGATACAGTAGAGAGCATAGATTTTCGTATTAATCAACGCAATATTAGATATTTTTACGAAGCTATGCAAAATTTTGAAAATTCTTTAGTAAACGAGTTCAAAGAAAAGAAAGATAATTTTTGTAATGATGCAAAGCAATTTTTAGAAAGCATTAATGATTTCGATAAAATTATTTTTGTAATAATTACTTACATGAAAACATATTTTGATTTCTGTAAAGATTATTCTAAAATTAGTTTACATATACATTTAGTCCAATTTGATTTTACAACTACAATTTTAATTCAAGGTTTCTATAATCATAATCATTCAGATTTAAGTTTTTCTACTCGTTTAGAAAATAATATTTTGGACTCTGAAAACGAATTATTACAAGAAAAATTAGAATTAATCAGAGAAGAATTATGTGAATTAATTGGAGTAGACCCTGATTTGCAAAAAAAAGGGCATGATGAAAATTATATATTTAATTTAAATGTAGATTCTGATAATCAAAGGGGATTCTTATTACAAGCTACTGAATTATAATTAATTCTTAAAATTTTTTAGAAAGTAAGGGAATGTTTGTCCCTTACTTTTTTTTTGACTTATTCTAAATAAGGGCTACCGTACCCCGTTTTTAGTACCACAACTTTTTACCTCCTCGTATTAAGGGCATTGCCCAGAAAAGCCTTGAACACACACTAAAATTTTTTCCTACACACACGTTAAGGGCATACCAAGACACAACACACAAAGAAGCCAGAGAATAAAAACATCCCTGGCATTCATCCTACAAAAGAATATCCAATATCTCCTTAATCCTACCCTTCCCAATAATCCTCCTACCTTTCCTTACTTCATAAAAGAAAACATAATATTTCTGAATCTCAATACACCATAACCGATCACCTCCCTCTAATAAAGGTTCTATTCTCATCATATCTCCCGGGTCAATCCAAATCTGATACCAAATACTATTACCTTCAGAACATCTTAAGATTCTCTTTTCACTATCTTCTCTTAATCTATCAATCCTTACCATACTCTTCCTTAATCCTTTCCAAATCCTTTAATGCTAATCTCAAAACCCTAAGCCTATGAGGGATATACTTTTTATAGGGAGGGAACCAATACCCAAATATATGATTCTCTCTATCAATCTTATCTATGGGAGTCTTCAACCATCGATTACCTCTTATAGTATGATACTCTCCATAACCTATGAAACTAAATCCGGAAGTAAACCAGAGATGGGTAATACCAAACCTTTCAGGTTGGAACCAGGGTTTAATTACACTATGCCAGAACCCATGATTCTGATTATCGAATATCTTACACATTCCCATAGGAGTTTCACTATGTCTTAGGAAATCAATTGCCTTGATTATCTCATACTTCACTTTCTCATAGTTTTCGAATATCCTCATCTCTATGGTGAAGTTATTCTTTGCCTTTTCATCGATATTACTCATGATACTAATCCATATAAGAATATTATAAACCAAGCCACTAGGATAAAGATATAAGGGATTGCATACTTCTTAAATGGGTATCCCTCTATCCCATCATTGAGGGCATATATAAATACTATGGGCCATAGTAACATCATTAATGCTACTCCCAGTAATTTAAACCAAGTAAAACCAAGGCATACTAGAGCATCAAAATTCATTGAGCTACCATTATAATTACCGTGACTATCGAAGTGATAGTAGTTCTTAGGTTTTAATACTTGCTCAGATCCTAGGTATGGTGGTAGGTCCTTTTTAATGAACCTACCTTTATTATCTCTTCTCCTTAATATCTTGGGAGCAGATAAATCTTCGTCGTAATCCTTAATCTTTGGCATTGTTTCTCTTTTTAAAGAATATTAGGTAAATAGGGAATAAAGGTAATACTAACCAGATGGTAAGAAATAATAGGTTGGGTCTGATCCTAATTTCTTGACATAACATCTTAGTTAAGATTATAGAGGGGATTAGGCATATCCCATAGATTATGCCTAATATTATCCAAGTACTATTCATTGAGCTTTTCAATTAATTTTTTAAGTTTCTTATCTAAGGTTATCACTTTCTCAAGGGTTTCATCATCCTTGTGTTTCCCGTTATCATCCAACCATTTTTTGATTGCCTCCAAGGATTTCTGGGATTGGTGATATGCAACAAAGGAATTGTACTTCTGTTCATTCTCTGTAGTACAAGGTAGGATTATTGCATTACCTTTTCCATCTAATCGAGTAAATTGACCCTCTAGATTTGTTGTTCTAGTAATTATTACCTTATTAGATAATATTGCAGTACCATTCTTTTTATCGATAGATACTACGTTTGCCTTTTCCATTAGGGTTTTGTCTTGGTAAATTACCGAGTTACCCTCTTTGAGTTTTACTATTTCTTTTTTCATATAAATAATGTATTTATTTCGTTATACAAATATACTATTTTATTTTTAAATATCAATCATTATTGAATAAATTCTGCAAATCTTCTGAGGTTATCTCATGCTGACGGTAGTAGTCGTATTCCCAAGGATTTAGAGGTTTGCAATTGACTGGGTATTCGTCTCTTAATTCGAAAGGCAAATAGCCAAGAAATTCTATACTGTTGAAATACTGTACCTTACCATCAGTAAATAAGAAATATTTCAAAGGTCTATCGATTGCCTTACCGAAATTACTTCCTATTAATCTGATACCCTTGTTGGCAATGTAAACATGATACTTATCAGTTATCAAATATACCTGGGTATTCCAGGGTTTCTTCGATTCATCTAAGGTTTTCCTAAACCAATCAACCATAATCTGTTGTTTCTTTCCTATATCCATAATTAAATTATTTATTCATTGATAAATAGAACTCGATATACCTACCTAAGAAAGGCTACAAGCAATACTTTATCCTCTTTAATGTAAACTCTAAGAATTTATATTATGGATAAACTTACTAACGAATTAATTGCCAAGGTTGCGAACAAGTTAAACCTTGAACCGGCTCTGTTAAAGACAGTAACTGTAGTAGAATGTGGTAATCGAGACGGATTTTTACCCTCTGGTAGACCTCAGATTCTCTTCGAGGGTCATGTAATGTGGAAATATCTGAAGATAAAACTCGATGGAGAAGGCAAAAGAACCTATTTATACGATCTAGCCAAGAGAAATCCCAGTCTGGTTTATCAGAAATGGACCAAAGAATTCTACTTGGGAGGTGAAGGAGAGTGGAAAAGACTCGAAGCAGCTCGTAAAATTGATGAAAACTGTGCTAATTTAGCTACTTCTTGGGGATTGGGACAGATTATGGGCTTCAATTATCAGCTTTGTGGATGTCAATCAGTGGATGAAATGATCCAAAAGATGTCTGAATCTCATGAAATGCAGCTAGAAATGATGTACCATTTCCTCTATAACTCTGGTTTAGTGAAACATTTGAAGGCAAAAGACTGGGATGCCTTCGCTAAAGGGTATAATGGCCCTGGTTACAAAGATAATAACTACGACCAAAAGCTAAGAAATACCTACAAAAACTTCAAGGATAAGCTATGAAAAGATGTCATTTTAACAGTTGGGTAGCAAAGACATTCCTTTTCCCAAGTTACAAAGCCATTACTCTGTTGTATAATTCATTCTTCAAGTATAGAAGAAATGAATGTTACCCTGAAGATATAAACCATGAATGTATTCATCAAATACAGCAGATTGAATGTAGTATAATTGGTTTAATACTGGGTATAATACTCTGGTTATCCTTTGATATATCACTTTGGTGGGTACTAGCATTGACTTTTGGTTTCTTTTATCTCTGGTATGGAATTGAGTACTTAATCATTCTTTGTTTTGCTAAATGGGACAAGCAGAATGAAAGATATCATGATGTAAGTTTTGAAGAAGAAGCTTACAGTAATGAGGAGAATGAGGATTATTTGAAAGGAGATCGTAAGCTATTTGCTTGGTTCAAGTACATAAAATTGAGAAGTTATAAGAAATGAAAGAAGATTTGAAAGTACTGGGAGTATGTGGAGGGCAAGGAGCCCTCCTATTCCCTTTTAAAGATAAACTCATTGGGAATATAGAACCCAGAGGAGTATTTCATACAGCTAAAGAAGAGCAATGGAAAGCTAATTTCAAGGGTATACCTTTCTTAAAAGGTTATGAATTACCCAAAGATTGGCATCCAGATATTATATTATCTAGCCCAGATTGTGGTAGTTGCTCAGTTATGAGGTTATCTAAATCAAAGACTCTTGGTGACCCTAAAAGTAATAAAAGTATACAACTAGTATTTCAGTCAATTCAATATTACGAACCTGCTCTCTTTCTTATAGAAAACCTACCAAGACTACTATCTCTCATTTCTAAAGAAATGTTAATGGACTTCTTTAAGAACTATAA